AAACCCATAAACTTTTTAGCCATATTATTATTTCCCTATTTGCATCCACAATGATGCGGCAATGAATGTTATTACTGCTACAGTTGACATCTTGACCATAGTTGACCACACACCTTTACGTGTGTCACGCCATGCTTCTAGTAAGTTACGCATCTCTGTTATGTCTTTACGAGCATCATCATCATGTAGTCCTACTTCACGCAATGCTATTTTAGCACCACGCTTTGCTGCACGATCTAGCATAGCTTCTATTTCTTCAGGTGTCATTATGTTGATCCGTATATTGTGCCACTATTATTAAGCGTTCTTGATGTTCCTGTTATAGCTGCACCTCCTGCGCCTCCAGCGTAACGACCACCACCAAGCGCACCAGCCGCACCCCAGCCGCCTCCACCTCCTGCAAGGCTATAGACAGCACTACCAGGGGAAGTCGCAGCATTTCCTGCTGAACCACCATTTCCACCACCTACACCTGGCAAAATGCGTCCACCGCCACCACCACCATACTGATGTCCTCCACCGCCACCGCCAGCGCCTCCACCATTATCTACTGGGTTATTTGCATTACCACCATTACCACCGTCACCACCTTCTGCGTTCAACGCACCACCTGGACCTTGTTGCCAAAACCCCTGATTTATTCTTCCTCGACCACCAACGCCACCGCCAGCGCCACCACCACCGCCAGCGTGAGCATCACTAGGATTACTATAGTCTGAGTATGCACCACCGCCACCACCGCCTCCAGCAATGTAAGCGCCAGAGCTATTTGTGATAGTTACACCTGAAGCAGTTACGCTAATTGCAGGACCACCAGCCGTGGCTCCTGGGTTTGAAAATCCCCAACCACCATTGCCACCCTTACCAATAATTTTACCGTCATTAATAACAGTACATGGTATATCTATTATTAAAGCGGCTACTGATGTGCTGTCTGACCAAACCCACATATTACTAGGTACACGTAAAGTCTCTCCTGATGATATATAGCTTGACGCTGTAATTTGTTGTAGTTGTACTTGTCCGTTGACCTGACTACCGCCAGTAGGTAAGTTTGTCTCAGAAGACACACCATAATACTGTTGTATACTTTGCTGTCCACTATCCCCTACACTTATCAATGCACGAATGTCAGCATCATTTAAAGAACAGGTAGTACCACTAGTACCACCCACTTCTACATGCATGTCATCTAAACTTATAGCACCACTAGCTTGGAGAGCCATTACTCACACTCACACTTTTTACACTTACACTTATTTAGTTCTTCTTTTAATTCTTTTACAGCTTCTATAAGCACACCTACTATATTACCATATGCTACAGATAAGTACTCACCCTCTTCTACAACCTCTGGCATAACTTGTTGCATCTCTTGAGCTATAACACCTGTGCCACGCTGACCATCATTTAGTTCACTTTTGTAGTTGTAGGTTACCCCACGCATCTGTGACACTTTATCTAGCGCACCTTCAATAGTTTCTACGTTTTCTTTTAGTCTTTCATCTGAGAAAGCTGTTACGTTACCTGTTGCAGTAAAGCTACCAGATAGGTTATTACCGTTGTTTGATAAGTTAGATAGTCCTACTTCTGCAGGAGTATCAACAGTACAAGTAATAACACCAGTACCACTGTTGTAAGATATACCAGTACCTGCAGATACAGAAGCTCTTACACCAGCAGTAACACCACTACCTGTTAGGTTTCCAGCTACACTTAGGTTACCTGCTATTGCAGCATTCTCATCTACAGTAAGTGTATCTGTTTTTACTGTACCATCAAAGAAAGCATCTTTGTATTGTAGCGCTGTTGTGCCTAAGTCTATTGCGTTAGTTGTTTTAGGTCTAAGCACTGATGCCGTAGCTACTATATCTTGTGACGGTCCTATCTTTTCAATAGCTGCACCTTCTGCTGCAGTGCCATCGTGGGTGTGACCAGTACTAGCATTGAATGCTGACTGTACCTGATTGTACTCATCATTAAAATCATCAGCGTCAATAACACTTCCTGTGGTAATATTAGCTGCTGCCTGTCTTGTATAACCTGCCATTGTTACTGCCTATCATGTTGTCTATACTCAAGCACTGCTGTGTCAAGAGTAAAGGTTGGATTTGTTGAGTTATCTGTAATACGCATTGCTATTGTTTTGAATGACCCTACTAAGTTTTGTTTGTATATCTGATCTAGCACACCACCATAAGTAACACTTGAACCACCATATACTGAAGTAGATGCACCAAATAAACTTATGCCACCACCTGCTGCTGAAGAAGACACGGATAGAGTTGGAGGTTGTATAACACTTGGATCATTACCTGCATCAAAGTCTATCTTAAAGTTGACATCTACATTCATTGTGCCTGTTGGCTGTGCGTACAGGGTAAGTTTGTACATAGTCTTACGTATCTGTGGATCTGTAATTGGCATAAATGGTGATTCATATATTGACTCTATAGCACTACCGTCAAAAGAGTTACCTGAATCCATCCTGTAACAAAAGCCATCATCATTACCAAACATAATAGTTTCTTGTGCGCCTGAGTATGTACTATCTGCTACGTTTACTTTTAATCCTTTAGTTCTGGACCAAGCTATACCACTACCACCTTGGGCTACAAATTTAGTTGCTATCAGACCTGAAGCACTACCTGCCTGTACTGTAGGTATATATGCAAAGAGTCTATACTGGGATTTACCTCTAACTAGTACAGAACAAAACACATCTGTCTGTGAAATAAACTCGTTAGCGTCTTTATAAATTGGGTCAGATGCAATGTCAAGAGCCAAGTCACCAATACGATCAGTAGCACTAAGTAAACGTATGCCATCAGGAGATAGGTAAGCTATGTCACCACCAAATTCCTGTATGCTATCTGGGTTAATACAACCTATTCTATCTGTGATAGGTTCTAACTTAAAGTCAGATGAAGTACTACCTACAAGTTTCTTGATTGTGTCTGTAGTAAAGATGATAAGCTGTTCACGAAAGCCTATCATACCTGTGACATCAAAGCCTACATTTATTGTACCAGCACCATTACCTGTAGCAAAGTCATCTACTGTGTTAGGTGCTGTAAAGAATATCTTACTACCCTTGGAGTAGAAAGCATGGTTCTTGAATACTGCAACATTCTCTGCACCCTGTACATCTGAACTGTTTGATGAGGTTAAAGCTGTTATAGTACTTCCACTGGCATTAAATATAACTGGAAAGCTTTTACTATCAACAAATATTGTTTTGTCTTCTTGTGTAAAATTAAAGGATGCGTACCTATTCTTTAGTGTGTTTGTAGAAGAGCTTGTACCTATGTGTGACCAAGTAGTTCCTGTACCATGAAAGTATAATGTTTTGTTAACCTGAGTAGAATGAAACGTACCAAAGGTAAGAACAGTATTGTTAGATATAGATTGGGATGAGTCAAGTACAATGTTGTTTTGATTTGATAAGGAGGCAACTTTTACAACACCAGATATACCTGTGCCTGTAACAAACATACCAGCTTTTATGTTAGTAATAAAACTAAGTACAACATCATCTGCTAGAGATACTGATGTATCTAGTATAATACTATTCTGGCTTGTTACTGTTTTTACTGTTACAGTGCCAGAGATACCAGTACCTGTTACAACCATGCCCTTAGTAATAGTTCCAGTAAAGCTGACACCAGTACCAGCAATGCTAACACCTGTGACTGGCCCTTCTGCTAAACCTGTACCTGCTATCGTAACTGCTGTAATACCGCCTGATCCATCTACTCCAGTTATTGTTATGGTTGCATCATTAGCTGTAGTAGCACCATTTAATTGTGTACCAACTACTTTAATTGTTTCACTAGCTGTATAACCTGAACCTGCTGCAGTAATAGCTACGGTATACGTAGTACCTGTTTTAATTACATTGAATGTAGCACTACTACCAGAACCACCATAAGCAGATTGCGTTGGATTAGTATACGTAGCAACACTAGAACCAACAGAAGTAACTGTAACGGTTGCGTTGTTTGCTGCAGTAGCACCACCTAAGTTTGCACCTAGTACTGTTACTGTCTCGTTAACCTTAAAGCCTGTACCTGCTGCATTTATTGCTGCTGTATATGTACCATTTGTATTTGTTACATTGAACGTAGCACTTGCACCAGCTAGAGAAGTAGCACCTGTTACTGCTGTAAAAAGACGTACTTTATCTAAGGCAACTGTAGTTTTATTAGTGATAGCACCATTTACTACAGATGTAGCTGTGTTGTTATCAAGAGCCACTGCTGTAGCACTAGATACTGCACCATTAACAGTAGATGTAGCTGTCTGGTATTCCGTTACAGTAGCAGTGTCCATCTTCCTAGCTGTTACAACTCTGCCAGAAGATACAACTTTCATAGCTAATACTTCACCACCGCCTGGAACTTTAGTATCACTAAATTTACTATAGCCTTTTAGTTTACTGTAGCCGCCCTCTCTATCAGACTCAAAGTTCTGTAAGATAGTAGCAGAGCCTACAGCATTAGTACCCTGTTGTAGTGGAGTAAGGTTGGAGATTAACCCACCTTTGAACTCCATAGGGAATGTAGTCCATTGTGTTGCCATTAGAAGCTAACTCTTGTATCTCTTAGGTATGGTGTTCTATTTATATTTATTACACGTAAGTCTTTTATTTGCTTCTCAAACTTTTGTAGTGCTACGTCAGCAGCTTGGGTGTCTCCCCTAAACTGGAATGCGTAGTACATAGCACCATCTACTATGGCAAACCTGTACTGCTGTGGTAGGGATGGTACATCTAAAGGGTTCTCTAAATCGTAACCCATTGAGTAATACTCATAAACTATGGTGTAAGCTTTGTCAGGTACAGGGTGACAGATTAGCTCCCTACTAGGTGTACGTACAATAAATTGAGGCACACCACGTATATTTGTATCTGTATTAAACTCATCATCAGCGTACTTCTCCAACCATTCTTCATATACAAGAGACTTTAGTTTCTCTGTTCCTACATTTAAACTGTTGTCTCTTTTTATACGGAACGAGTTCATGTTAATTGTTTTAGCATCTACAGGATAGTAGTACTTCATAGAACCTGCAGCTAATACAAGGTCAGACTGTACATGGTTCCAAGGCCACTCAAATTCTTCTTGATTGATATGTCTTACTGCAGAGTTGACAGCATCTTTAGCTATACTGTAGTAACCAGTAGCTGCTGCAAAGTTTGTAGAGGTAAGAGCTACCTCATTTAGTCTGTGGTTAATGTCATTAACTAAGCCAAGAAAGTCGTATGCCATGTTTATCTATTCCTAATTGGTAATATTACAGAACGTTCGTATGTAAG